TGAAAATAAACATATTTTCGCGGATTGTTCCAGGCGAGCGCAAACCTTGCATCGGCATCCCCCCTACTGCCCAAAAAATTAAAAAAAATTTTTCAAAAAAGGGTAGTTGTGTTAGGATGTAGCTATGGGAATCTACGCCTCTCTCAAATCTCTGGTTCGCTCACGGACTCCATACTATGGGTGGGGTGGCCAAGGTGGTGGCTATCGACCATACACGGTAGTGCTGCCCGGCACTACGTATGATTACGGCCCATTGATGGCGATGGGCTTATGGAAAAACGCGACTGTTGCGTCTGGGATCCACTGGCTGTCGAGGAACTGGACTGTTCCGCATTTGCAGGTGGTAAGGGTGGGCAGCGATGGGATCAAGGAACCGATCCGCGACCATCCTGCTTTAGGATTATTGCGTAGGCCCCACAAGAGGGTAGGCGAATCTGCGTTCATTGGAACGTATGTGAGGGATCAGATATGCTATGGGAACAACTGGATTGAGAAAGTTCGCAACGGTCTTGGCGAACCTGTTGAGTTAAAGCATTGGCGACCTGACCGTGTGAATCCAATTTACCCAACAGACGGCTCAGAGTATTTGACATACTGGCGTTACAACATTAACGGAAGCTTCCTTGACGTACAGCCTGACAACGTAATTCACGTAAGGCAGTACATAGACATGGATCAAGACCGTTCGGGCTGGTGTCCACTACATGCGGCTATCAGGGCGATAGCGACTCTTAATGAGGCGCAAACTTACACTGCATCTCTGCTTAGGAATTTTGGTGTACCTGGGATGATAGCGACTCCAAAAGGGGATTTTACGGTAAATTCAGAAGATGCTTTGGCGATCAAGCAAAAGCTTCAAGACGCGACATCTGGTGATGAGCGTGGTGGCGTAGTAGTGCTTACGGGTGCGTATGACATTGTAAAATCTGGAATGACGCCAGAGGAGATTGGTCTGCACTTGATAACAAAGGTTCCGCAAGCGGAAGTTTTGTCTGTAATGGGACTGAATCCTGACGTACTTGGATTGAACGTCGAAAACTCTGGTGCTTACGGAAGTTATGCAGAGGCGATCCGGGCGGCTTACGTGCATGGATTGATACCGCTTCAAAAGACGTTTGCGGATGAAATGACGCACCAGTTATTGGTCGATTTTGAAGATCCAGAGGATGTAAGGGCAGGTAGGATAAAATTCAGTTTTGACTATTCTCCTGTTGAAGAACTGGATGATCGGGAACAGATATCTGCAAACCGTGCGATAAGGCTTTTTGCTGGCGGTGTTACGACTTTAAACGAGTCGAGGGATATTGTAGGCAAGGGCAAGTCGGATTCGGCTGATGCGGACTTGGTTGGAATTGACAGGGACAAACTTCGTGCGGAGATGATTCCTCAAGGGAAAGTTTCTGAGGGCGACAATATTGGGTCGATAAAAGTTCCTCCCAGTGGCATGGAGAGGTCGAAGATTGAAGGCGAGAGAAACAGCGACCCGTTGAGTCCAAGCCGGTCGGGTGTGAACAAATCCGCCTCTTCTTTGCCGTGGTATCACGCTATGATGGAAGGGATTAGCGAAATTGAAAACACTTTGGATTCCGATGATTCCGATGATTCTGCGGTCAATGAGTGGGTAGTTCCAGAAGTGAACAGTCAGCCATTAGATTCTATGGAGACATCGCAAAATGCCTGATATTAATTTCCTTCCAACGACATTGAATATATCGGCAATTGCTGGCGATGACGTAAGATTTATTGTTTCTGTAACCACAGGAACAAACTGTTCAGACACGTTTGTGAATATAGCAAACACGACATTTGCTTCTGCTTTCAAAACAACAAACACAACATACAACGCAACGATATCGTCAAATGTGACTACGGGGAACGTGACGGTAACATTCTCAGATACGCAAACTTTGGCGGCGGGTGCTGGCAATTGGCGATGGTGGATGACGTTTACGGATTCGGACATTACACGCACAAGAATCTTGGGCGATTTTAAGGTGATAAGTCGTGCCTGATCCAACTGACGGAAACTACAGGGTTACGGTAAAGGTGGAGCCAACTCCATCTGTAATAATTGCTAATCCAGCTAATCAAAACTACACGGTAAAAGTAGATTCGACTCAATCTGCAAAAATTGGCGTTGGCTTGCAAGGGCCTATTGGTGCAACTGGCCCGCAAGGCGCAACTGGCCCACAAGGTGCGTCGTATACGCTCCCTATAGCCACAAACGGCACTCTTGGCGGTGTGATTGTCGGCGGCAACCTGACAATTAGTGGGAATGGGGTTTTAAGTGCCCAATCTTCAGCATGGGGAAATATTACAGGCGTGCCAAATATTACAACAGGCGACGACGGTACAATCAATATTTATGGTGCTGTTCAACAAACAACCGGCATACGAGCAAATGCCACACTGTCCACGTTTTTTCAAGTTACTACTGGATCAAACCTAGTATTTGCTGGAGAAAATGCAAATATGGTTTATGGCGGGAATGCAAATATGACATCTTTCCAGAGCGATCAATATTCACTTGTTTTCAGAAGCCAAACCAGAAACAGGCGTCTTTCGTTAGGACATTTAGGCTCCCCAAATCCATTTACGACGCAGGGGGTTTATATGACGAATGTTGACAATACCGGCACAACCTCACAACTTGATCGAGTACAAGCAGGCGTCTTTTACTCAAAATATTGCATGATGCTTGAGCATATCGATGGGAATTCTACGGGGGGAGGCACATCGCAAATGCTGATAAATTCCGGCCATGTCGAGCTAAGATATACGCAACCATTGACGCCATACAGTCTTTTAACCCTAGCACAATGTGATGCACGATACGTCAAAATTGTTGCACCGAGAGGCAATGGTACAGGATGAGTATATTAGAGCAACAACATGAAGGCTTTATCCAGTATTTTGGATCAAATGGAAGCCATTGCGCTGGTGGATACAGATACTTCACAATCCAAACTTTGCAGCCTAACCCAAACGGGACATCAACACTTCAAGATTACCACGTTGCAAACGCTATTACGGTCTATTCTGCTGCAAACAATTACACTTCGTACTCTGCGATAGATCTTTATCCGGACGGTAATATCACCATAACGGCTTCTTCGTCCACTTTAAACAATATAACAATCTGGTCAGCCAACTCGATCCTGACCCAGTCTTATGCCGACGGTCGATATGCCGCAATTTCTACCACAATTGACGGTGGGACAGCAACAACCACCAACACAGGCTCTTACGATGGCGGGAGTGCAACAGCAAACTAATGGCACTAATACAAGTCAGACGCGACACCGCCGCCGCTTGGACATCAGCCAACACCACGTTGGCAACGGGTGAAATCGGTTTTGAAACCGACACCGGGAAATACAAAATCGGCAACGGGACGGCATGGTCGGCACTCGGTTACGCAGCCGCCAGAGCCTACAGCGACCTGACGGGCACGCCAAATCTGACGGTCTATTTGACCACAGCGAACGCATCCACGACTTATCAGCCTCTGGGCAATTATGCAACCACATCATGCCTGACGTTTAGCAATATTACTGGCAAGCCAACAACGCTATCAGGCTATGGCATCACGGACGGCTACAGCACAAGCAACCCTTCCGGCTACATCACTGCTGGCGCAAACAGCTTTACAGGCGCGCAGAACCTACAGGATAACGAACTGATCCGAGCCAAGATCAGGGACTATTCCGAAACGGTCTCCAGCCCAACGATCTCAGCCGGAACGCTCACGCTCAATCTTGAAACGTCCAATATCTTTACGGTCAGCCTCAATGCTGCCATCACCACACTGACGATCAGCAATACTCCTGCAAGCGGTTCTGGCGGCTCATTCACTTTGATATTTACGGCTGACGGAACAGCACGGGCAGTCACTTGGCCTGCGGCTATCAAATGGGCGGGCGGAACTGCTCCAACGCTCACATCGACTTCCGGTAAGGCCGATACCTTTGCATTCCTTACCAGCAATGGTGGGACGAGTTGGCAAGCGTACGTTGGAGGCCAGAACTTCTAATGATTGCCACAAGGCTTCGCCAAAAAAACGCAGGACAAACGCCAAGCGAGTGGACCCTAGGCATACAAACCACTGCGGTCAGCCAATCGTTTGGAATGAACCTACAAAACGGGACGGGCTTTTCTGTTTCGATTGATTGGGGAGACGGATCAGCCGCAGAAGTCTTTTCCACCACGGGGATTAAAACGCACACGTATTCCGCGATTGGGGCGTATAGCATACGCATGACCTGTACTGGCCTTTGTAACATGGCCGTAGCTAGTACAAACCCGGGGCTTGTCGTTTCCACTTCAGCGATTCCACCGGCATTTTCCACAGGAGGTGGAACGCCATTCAGCAGCACGTTTCTACAATGTGCCAACTTGGCAAGCGTCCCGGAAGACGTTTTTTGGTACACCGGGACTGCAATTACTAGCAACTCATTTAACCAGACGTTTAAAGGCTGTACATCATTAAACAATATATCCGCAAGACTGTTCGAGAAGGCTATAAGCGCAAGTAGCACTGCGTTTACTAGCACGTTTGAGCAATGCACGGGCCTGACAAGTATCCCAGCGGACCTGTTCCGTTATAATATCGGGCTGACCACCCAGGCATTCCAAAGCGCATTCCAGCAATGCACAGGCCTGACCAGTATCCCAGAAGACCTATTCCGCTATAATATTGGACTAAGCACCTTAGCATTTATTTCCACTTTCCGAAATTGCACGGCCCTTACCAGTATCCCTGCAGACCTGTTCCGTTATAATACCGGGCTAACCTCGCAGCCATTTTCAAACACGTTTTTTGGCTGCGCGAGCCTAACTAGCATCCCTACAGACCTATTCCGCTACAATGCTGGAATAACAACCTCAGCGTTCAGTTCTACTTTTCGAGATTGCACAGGACTTACCACGATTTCCGTGGATCTGTTTCGCTACAATGCTGGAATAACAACTTCAGCATTCAGCGCGACATTTATGGGCTGTACCGGTTTAAGCGGGTACGCAGTCCAATCGGATCTTTTAAGGTATAACACATTAATGTCAGGCACATCCACTGCATCAAGCATGTTTAGCGGTGTCGCGTTAAACACGGTTGCATATAGCAATCTGCTGATCTCGCTGAATACCTACCTGACCGCAAGCAGTTTGGGGTTTGGTGGAGGCCTATCAAAATACGACACGTCCGCAACAACAGCAAGAGCCGCTCTAGTTGCAAGAAGTTGGTCTATTGTAGACGGAGGAGCAGCTTAAAATGTATTGCCAGATCATCGCTAACGTCATTCAAGAGCCTCAAAACCTGCCGATTGTATTTGGAAACGTCAGCAATTTCCATCTATTGACAAACCCTGAACTAGCCAGATATGGCTGGTATCCTTTCATGATGACGGCTCCGCCAATCATCAATCCAGCAGTGCAAAAGCTAACCGAACGGCGAACATTCAGCGGCGTCGTGGTATTGCAATCGTGGTCAGCATCAACGATGACAGCGGCTGAGGCTCTGGCTTATGCAACCGCAACATTGACGGATATCGCAAACGCAATCGACTCGTTTTTGGACCAAGCAGTACAACCTGCTTACAAAACAATTGTCTCGGCCAAAAGCTGGCTAAGCAGCAGCGAGCCAAAATGGGCAGCCGAGGCAAGTCAAGCCAACGCTTATTCAGATCTTGTGTGGATCAAGCACAAGAATCTCATTGCGGCTGTTGAGGCCGGTACTCAGCAAGTACCAACAAAGGCCGCATTCTTTGAACAATTTCCACCACTCTGGCCACCACCACCATCCAATGGAAACGGGCCTCTCGTATGATCTTTGCAACCCTCACAACGCTGATTCTTGCGTTCATGCCACCGCCTTACGAGGCCACCGTCACAGACGTGCACGATGGCGACACTATTAAAGTCACAGTTCCGGGCGAACCCGATAAAATCGAAATTCGGCTCTACGGTATCGACTGTCCGGAAATCAAAGTCAGCACAAAAATCGTTAATGGGAAACGAGTCGAAACCAAGTACGACAAAGGCACTCAGCCCTATGGCTTTATCGCTCGTGCCAAACTGTCGCAACTCATTTATGGCAAGAAAGTGACGGTAATTACCGAAACAAATGCCAAGACTTATGGCCGTACCGTCGCTCGCATCAAATGTGACGGAGTGGATATCAATACGGCCATGGTCGAGATGGGCATGGCACACTGGTACGAACAATATGCCAAGCACGATACCGAATTGCAATCGGCACAAACTAAAGCCAAAGCAGCCAAGATAGGTATCTGGATCGACCCTAATACTATTGCACCTTGGGAATTCAGGAAGAAGAAAAAGGAGGCGACAAAGTGAACGACTGGATAGGCCAGATCAATCGTGCGCAGGCACGTGCGACAGCGATCAGAGCCATCGGAGCGGGCCTTGTGGCTGTTCTGGGCGTGATTGCAAGCGATGCGCCGCTGTATGTCTCGGCAGCAACGCCAGCGGGCGTAATCATTGCTGTTGTGATCGCTCAATTGCAAAGTTACCTATCAAGCGGGGTCAATCCGCCTGGGGGTAAGTAGGATGCAAACGCCTGAAATTCCGGCTTCCTCTGATTATTCCATTCTCACAATCCCCATTTGGGCCGTATATTCCGGTTGGACGATTGCGGACATCGCAGTTCAGCCGGAGGAATCAGTTGTGATTGCATTGATCAGATCCATTCCAGCACTGCTGGCAACAGCAGCGGGCGTAATACAGGCGATCTACTCGATTCGCTTGAAGCGTGAAAAAATGGCATTGGAGCGGGAATTAAAACTCAAAGAACTTGAGCGACGATTTCCAACGCCAGAATGAATGTCCCTTATGTTCCCGAAAACTGTTTCGGGAACATACTTCCATACTCTTTGAAACAAGGCAATCGTCATGCTCGAAATTCTCTTTGCAACCGCTGCTGAATGTCGTGAGGCTGCTTGCCAACCGGCAACACAAACAACGCATACCATCGTACAAACGCAACCGATCCAGCCGATTGTATTCTTGGCAATTGCTCAGCCAAAGTGGCGACCTCTGCCAAAGATCGGGCCGTTTCATCACGTTCGCAAATTTGCGGCTTATTCGGCATGCACTTCCAAGGGATGCAAATGAGTGAAGATCGAACCGTCAAGGAATTCTCGGCACATGATGAGTCACCACCCCCGCCACTAACAGGCGGGCCGGTGGGGTTCCCGATAGCATTCGCTCTGCTCTGGCCAGTGCTACGGTTGATTGTCGTACCACTCCTACGCAAGGTGCTGCCAGCCCTGCTGCGTAGGATTGCCGATACGCTCGATTCAGGTGAGCCAGGCACGATTAGCGAAGACGAATTGATGAGCCTTGTGGATAGTCATAAGCAAGCCATACAGGGCCATTTTGAAAGCCACAAACCGTGATAATCCGGCTGCTTGCGGTACTCTTGATCGGTCTATCCGGCTGCACGTTTACCGTGAATTGCGGGTGCAGCACACCAGCCGTCATGCCAGTCGTCACGCCAGCCGTTACGCCATCCGTCGTACCTGTCGTGACTCCAACGGTGACGCCATCGGTGGAGCCGGTCAAACCGCCAGAAACGCTTGCCAGCGGCGTCAAGTGGTTTGTTGTGGTCGTTGACCCTTCCGACATCTCGCAAGCGATCTGGCGAACTGACAGGGGCTTGCGAGATGCACTCAGTGCGAAAGGTGTCCAGATCCGGTCGTTTGTCTCGACCGAGGAGGATCTTGACCAGCTTGGATACCGTGCGACGGTACGGGGCGTGGGTGTACCGTGCGTGATACTTCAGGACGGAAACGGCAAGCTGGTCAAGGCGATACGACCGACCACCCTGGCGGACGTCGTGGCGATTGCGGAGGCCATTCGATGATTATTACAGGCGATTGCCTTGAGGTTATGAAGACGCTGGACGCAGGCTCGATTGATGCTATTGTGACTGATCCACCGTACGGGATGAAATACAAGTGTGACTCGACTCGATTCAGTGGCGGCAACAACAACAATCGGCGCCGGTCGCAAGGTGTGAAATGGCCTCGGATTTTGAACGATGATAAACCTTTCGATCCGACTCCATGGCTGGATTGGAAGAAAGTTATCATGTTTGGGGCCAATCATTTTGGCCAGAGATTGCCGGTTAGAACGACGCTGGTTTGGATCAAGCGGAATGAGCCAGCATATGGAACCTTTTTATCTGATGCTGAATTGGCTTGGATGAAAGGGGGTCACGGTGTTTATTGTTTTAAGGATATGAGTTATCAGGCGTCAAACCAGCGATTTCACCCGACCACCAAGCCGGTTCCGCTGATGCGGTGGTGTATTCAAAAACTGAAGTTGAAGCCGGGCGCAACTATCCTTGATCCGTATTGCGGTTCAGGATCCACCGGCGTCGCGGCAATTTGTGAGGGGTTCAACTTTATCGGAATCGAGTTAAGTCCCGAATATGCCGAAATTGCCACCCGTCGCATTGAACACGAACGCAATCGAATGCCGTTATTGGAGGCTATTCGATGAGCCAACCAACAATCATCAGTTACGGTGGTGGAGTCAATAGCACGGCACTCGTGATAGCAATGGTCAAGATGGAACAATCTTTTGATGCTGTAATTTTTGCCGACACTGGCGGCGAAAAAGATTCGACTTATGCAACGGTTTTAACACTATCTGACTGGCTAGTTTCAAACGGATATCCAAAGATCATTCAAGTCAGAAAAGAGGAATCACTTGAAGAATACTGTTTGGAACGAAAAATGTTACCGTCACTAGCTTACGGCTTTAGCCAATGTTCCGGCGATTATAAGATTAAGCCGATTCACAGGTGGGTAAAAAACTGGGAACCGGCGATCAAATGTTGGAGCAGCAAAGAGAGAGTCATCAAGTGCATCGGTTTCGATAACGGGATACGAGACCAAGTTAGAGCTAAAAAATTCCGCGATGATTATCCAGGCAAATACCACCTACGATACCCTTTAATTGAGATGCAGCTAGACAGAAAGCATTGCGAATTGCTCATCAAGAACGAGGGAATAGGAGTTCCAGAAAAGTCATGCTGTTTCTTTTGTCCTGCCCATAGAAGGCACGAAGTAATCGAAATGTCAAAAAAACACCCTGCGCTTTTTGCACGCGCCGTTGCGATGGAGAACGCAGCAAAAGAAAACCTAACAACCATCAAAGGATTAGGTCGTCAGTATTCGTGGAAGACTCTTGTAGACAATGACACAGAGCAACCGTCTTTATTCCAAGATGACCAACTTGAACTTAGTTGCGTGTGTGGAAAATGAGCCAAAACCAACTCTGGCCCGTGCTTGGCGACGAGTGGCGGGGCATGGGGAACAAACCGCCGTCTATCAGTCTCAAACTGGGCTCCAGCCAGCCAATGCCGGACATTCCCGAATCGGAATGGCGAGAATACAACTACACAGACGACCCCAGTTTCCCGGTCAAAATTAAGGATCAGGGCCAGTCCAACGGATGTAATGGGCACGCTGCGGCAACATGCTCTGAGGTAGCCAGATGGATAGCGGGCCTACCCTATGAAGAGTTATCGCCATGGTATATTTACGCCAATTTATGCAGGGGATGGGACACGGGGTCGAGCATTGCGGACGCTTTGCAATTCCTTGTTTCCAAGGGCGTTTGCAATAGTAAACACGTTCCATACGGCACGATCAACCCGTCACGAATCAAACCAGACGCGACAACAGACGCGATCAAACACCGGATTGAAATAGGCAATACCCTGACGAGTTTCAAAGACCTTTGTATATCGGCACAATTGCGACAGCCGTTTAATTTCTCGGTATCAGTCAACACCGGCTTTAATGCGCTGGATAAAAACGGTTGTCCATCGAATATCAGTGGCAGCCACAATCATGCTGTAATGGGCGGGCTAGGCATGAAACGGGTGGGCGGCCAGTGGTTTATCCTCTGGCAAAATTCGTGGTCAACCCGATGGGGGCTGACTGGCAGGGCATGGCTCAGCGAGAAGAATCTTGACGGATGGGGTTTTGACGCCTATTCAGTGGTTGCAACACGAGAGGATACAGCGGGCGGGCCGCCTGCGATAAGATGAATACCCCAAAATACGTATGTGTTAAAAAAAAACACATCAAGTCATATAAGCATGTTATCATGTATTCTAGGCGATGATATAAGCAACAGCTTTGTCATAGGAAAACGTAAGTGCAAAACAACGAACTCGAAAGAATATTCAAGCGTGCGGCTGTACCTCGCGTAGACGACATGGACTCTGGCGGATTCTCTGGGTACGCAAGTACGTTCAATTTCCTTGACTACGACAACGATATTATTGCACCTGGTGCTTATGCAGCAGACATACAAAGATTTCTTACCAAAGGATTCATCGGCGGCGTTGGCCACGATCATAAAAATCCAATAGGTAAACCCGTAGAGCTTTTTGAAGACTCAAAAGGCTTGTTTCTTGAAGCGATACTTATTGACACAGAAAAAGCGCGTGAAGCCAGAAAGATGATTACTTCTGGTGTGGTACAAGAGTTGTCAGTAGGAATACTTCCATTGCAAGTACGAAAGCTATCTACACTTAAAGATGTAAAAGAGTATTGGTCAAAATCTGGCCATACACCTACATCAGAAGAGCTTTCTAGGGCAGAAGGTGGAGCAAGACTTATCAAGAGGGCGAAGCTTCTTGAAGTATCTCCTGTTGCCATCGCAGCAAATGAACAAGCGGAAATTATGACTTTCAAGGCTGGAAGAAAGATATCCCAGTCTACGGCTGATAGATTGTCGCAAATTTGTGCGCAAGTCGAATTAGTCTATCAAATGCTTGAAACACTACTTGCCGACGCTGGTATTTCAACCGATTCGGAAAAAGTGGAACCTATGGATAAATCCATAGAAAAGACGGCACCGGCAGATGATTTCTCTCATCTTTTTGAGCAATTCCGTTCTTACATAAAGGGGTAGAGCTATGGCCGCTTCGCCAAAACTACGTGCTGAATTCAAAAGTGCGTTTGCAGAAGCCGAATCACTTCGGCTAAACGATGATCGAACAGAAGATCAAACGGCACGATACAAGTCAATCTTGCAGGTAATTCTACCTGAACTCAAAACGAAGATTGATGAATCGGATCAGCTTGATTCTTTAAACATTGACTCCTATCGAGATTTGACAAATAAGTCAATTGGGACGCCATATAGTGCGTCAACGCAATCCGCAGGATCATTTTCTTTTAACCAATCTGGTGAAGCCGATGATGTTGGCCCTGGTGTTCTTACAAACAAGCAGATTGCCAAGATTTCTACCAAAGAGTACAAAGCTTCTTTTAAAGCATTCTTGCACTTTGGGGAAGAAAAGCTAAAAAACGCTTATCCAAGGTCTTACAAAGCTTTGGTCGAAGGCATTGATGAAAGTGCCGGTTATTTTGTACCGCCTGACGTTCTCAATGAGATCGTTATGCGAAAGGCGGCACCAACTACGCTTCGCGGTCGTGTGCGACAAATTACGACCAACAGTAATCGTATTGTGATGCTTAGGACAACTTATCGTGACGACATTCACACAAGTCCGATTCAGGGCATGTGGACTGGTGAAGCTGGATCTCCTACGGAATCACTTCCACCAACATTTGGTGAAGTCAGTATTCCGATCCATGAATACATGGGCAGGATTTCTATGTCGAATACGCTTTTGGATGACAGCGGTTTCAATCTTGAAGCCTACTTTAACGAAGAGCTTCAGACATGGCTTGAACTGCACTACGAAAAACACCTTGCGTATGGAACTGGCGTAGGCCAACCAAGGGGCATTTGGAACTCAATTTCCTCAAGTGCGGGTGGAGAAGCCGGTAAGTTTGGCTTTGTGACTACCGGCACATCAGGTTCAATTGATGCCGACACTGTTAAAAGCATGGGTTTTAGCATTCTTCCCCAGTATGCTCAACCGAATTTTGCCTACGTCATGAACCAACAAACAGCCAAAGCTATCAGCCTTCTGAAAGCCTCAACTGGGTCGGTAAATAACGGGGCCTACCTGTTCCAACGTGGTCAATTGTATCCCGGTATCGTTGAACGTACACCTGACCAAATTGACGGCTTCCCAATTGCCTACAGCATGTTTGCTCCGGCAGTCGCATCAAGTGCATTCCCAGTTTTCTTTGGGTCGCTTCAAGGAGTGTTCATGCCGATCAGACTGGGCTTGTCTGTTCGCGTTCTGAACGAAATTGAAGCTTTGAGCAACCGACGTGTTTATCTGTTCCGTCTTCGATGGGGTTCAGACACGATCCAAGAACAATACGGCAAATTCATCAAGGTACTTTGATATAAGCACAATAGGAGAACTATATGTCCCGTCATAATCAGGTATTAAGCGGCGTCCAAGTCAAGCACCTTACGTTTACTTCGGGAAACAGTTCGTCTGTTCAGGTAAGCAGTGCCAACGGACTCTTCGGTGGAGTGACTTTTCTGGTCAATTTCGCCTTAGCAGCATCCTCGGCAATCAAGGTTCAGGAATCAGCCGATAATTCTACGTGGACTGACCTTACGGTCGGTTATCAGGTATCAACCACATTTGGCGTACCAATCACTGCCACTCCTGCTGTTCCTGGTGCCGCAATCACTGCATCTGCTACGACAGGTGCGGCCAACCAGTTTTTGGCAATTAGCGTCAATCACCAAGGCAAAGACACTGCCGTCCAAGTGTCAAACGCAACCGCTTTTGTGAGCAAGACTTACTTGAGAGTTGTGGCGACAACCGGAACAGCCACTTACGGTGTTGCATTGCTTCATAACGCCAATCTGACTCCGGTTCCGCAACCTGATATTGCCATCGAGACCAAGGGAACCAACTGAGTCCCGCCTTTCGGCCCTCTGGGGTACACCTTGCGTGTACCCCTTTGGGTCCATAGGTTACACAGGAGAATAATGTGCCCGACACGCTTCTGACCTACTCTGAGTGCATAAACTACATACCAGCCATATCGGACGCCCCACAAGCAACCGTACAGGCTTATGTAGACGTTGCATCACGGATGGTAGAATCGTACTGCAACAGAAAGTTTTTATCACAAACAGTATCAGAACGCTACGTAATTCTTAATAGTCAAAGAGTTTACCTAAAATTAACACCAGTTACAAATGTATCAAGAGTTGCAATGTACCAACAATCTGATCCAATTTTGGCTGACAGTTGCGGGTACGTATCGGGATACAATTCAACAGAAACAAACATGACAGAGTCCAAGGTTGACATCAATCTTGAATATTTGCTTGAAAACCGATCAGGAGTAATGACGCTTGTAAACATGCAACTACCTTATTACTCTCCAAGAGGTCCTCAATATTCTTACGTAGTTGATTACACTGGCGGTTTTGACGTATGCCCAGATCAGGTAAAGCTTGCAATAGCTCAACTTGTGAACGGCATGTACGCAGCCGCAAAGTACGACAACGCGCTTCAGTCTGAAAAGATTGGCGATTACTCTTATTCAAGAGCAAGTTTTGATCCTTTTCTTTCGTCAAAAAATCCAGTTGCACACCTATTGGCACCTTACGTGAGGTACGGCGTCAATGGCATTTGATGACTTCCTAAAGCAAACTGCAACGATAAAACTTCTTGTGTCCGCAAAAGACGCAAATCAGGGTACAATTCAGGTATGGAATACGATAGGGACCGCCAAGTGTATGGTTCAGCCGTGGTCGGGTGGGATTGGAAGGGAAGAAGAAAAAGATATGTCTCTTGCAACACACAAAATACTTATGGCGGGAACATACGACTTAAACGCAAAACATCAGGTGCATGTCGGATCTCTTGTTTACAATGTACTTAAATGCAGGAATTGGAACAGCATTGGACACCACACAACAATCGAATGCGTGGTCGAAACATCATGAATATCAAATCTGCAATTGACGGATTGAATTCTTTGTCAAATAACACAAAATCAAAGTTTACGCCTAGCGTAAGTTTTGCAGAGTGGGATAAGGCAAAAGAGATTGCTCTTAACGCTGTTGCACAAGCAGCCAAGAGTTTTATCGTATCAAACATGCAAAGACAGTGGCCACCTTCAAGCAAAGGTGGAGAGCCGCCTGCAAAAAGGACAGGAACTCTTTCGGATTCTATTTCCGTAGTGCCTTACTCGGACGCTTCAAAAATGTCTTCGGTTACAGTAAATGTAAACTCTCAAGACAGGTCTAAAGGCAAAAGGCTTCCACTTTACAGCAAGTATCTTCAAACAGGTTGGACGATACCCCATAACGGATTGCCGAGAAATCTTCCCAAAGGAGCAAACGGAAATACTCCAAAATCAATAAGAAGAACAGGAATTGCGGAGCCTGGCAAAATTCAGCCAAAGCGTCCATTCTTGGATCTTCCAATACGCATGGGGTACACTCCGCATTTAGCACTAATCTACAGGAGAAGTCTATTTGCAAATTTGCCTCACAGGTTCAAGTCGAAAGCACTCAAGGCAAAACTCACAATTCAGTACATCAGGCCCAGTCTTTAATCTAGGAGTAGGAAATGGCTTTAACGATCAGCGGGTCAGCAGGTCAAAGCGGAAGTCTTTCGCTTAACGACACCACGCTAAGCAGTTCAGTTACAATCTCTTTAGCCGGATCATTGTCAACGGTTACTCAACCAACAACAATCCCGGCAAACACAAGCGATTCAAATTGGACATTGACGGGTATGTATGCGAACTCTTTTTACAAAGGAAATCTCGCAAATCTTACCACTTCAAAGACTTCTGGTGGAAATATCACGTTCAACGCAATTCCCAACGCATTGTGCATTTCAGGCAACTGCACATACGTAAACACATTGTACGTAAAAGATGTTGGCGGAGGCGGAGTGCGTATTTATTGGCCAAGCGTTTTGCATTCAGGCACAGCAAACGATACAGCCAATTACACTATTGTCCCGCCATATGGAACGCTTCAGCTTACTGTTCCAATGCAAGGATCGGCTGTTGCTACTTCTGTATTGTCGTTGACATCAAATGCAAATACGACATCTGCTTTTGTCGTTCTTGCTTACAAAGATGCGGCAAACTAATGAGTCCGATATCTGATATCTCTAACAGATGGTCTACAAATAGCGCGGTACCGTGCTTCATAGGTGCAGCCATAAACGGCACCCTACCGCCATATGTAGTATTTACGTCTATGGGAAGTTTAGAGGTCAGATCTTCTCCAAATATAGTCAACTGGACCGAAGAAACGGTATCTTTTATGGTTGTAACAAATACATCTGTAGAGTCTAATGACTTATCAATGTATGCTTTACAGCTATTCAACTTAAAGTCATTCGGTTCAGTAGCAGACATGAAAAAAAACTCGGGGTCTACCTATTACACTGATAACCCTATACTTACAGGGTCAAAAGGGTGGGTAGGAATAATTGACTTTACAATCAAATACTGATAGGAGAATCAGACATGGCCTCACCAGCCGCAACAAAGTACGCGCTCGGAAGAAATGAAGTTGTAACGGTGACATACTTGGGTGTCACAAAATCTATCTGTATATCAGAAGGTAGTATAGATATTACTACTGACACGATAGAGATTTCAAATAACTGTAATGCTGGATGGAAAATTAAACTTCCAGGCCAGTCTTCCGGTAGCATGTCAGCAACGGGATACGTTGCTACTCAAGCGGGGCAAAGCCCTCTTTTATGGAGAGGAAATATTGTGTACGTATCGTTTACTGCATACGATAGCGATCCTGTTGCACAAAGTTCTCCCATGGTATTCTCAGGATTCGCAGTTTGCTCTCAGGTAAGAACGTCAATTGACGCAAATGACGCTTTGCGTGTAGAATTGACATTTGATCTTACGGGCGCACCAGACAACACAAGTTATCTACAAATTGCAGGTAACGTGTAAGGCAAGAGTTCGTATGTCAAAACCCACTCCGAAAGGTGGAGCATCTCATGTCAGTATCGTTCAGTATTGATAAGCTTGCAAACAGCGGAACCCCTATAGAAATTGACGGAAAAGTGTGGTTGGTAAGCCAACTTACATTGAGAGACCAAGGAAAACTTCAGACTACCTTGAAGACAATCCAGCCGTCTCCTATGTCTCAAATAGCACCTATGTCACGAACCTTATCGCCAGAAAGCTACGCAATGGTGGTAAGGGATGCAAGAAAAGATATGCTATTTTGGCCAAGCCCAATTACAACGCCTGAAGGACTGAATCTTGTCCTTACGAATGAGGAAGGCCAAAAGGCACTCTTGAGTTTATCTCTTGGAAAACTACAAGAAATGTCCGAAGCAATTATTGCAGATCTTGTAGAAAAGATCACCTATCCACAGTTCATCAGGATTGCAACGATAGCTATATCAGGTGAGGACCCAGAAAACGACCCAAAATCTTGACGGGTGAGGCTCGCGGAGAACAAAAGCCTGTGAACTACCATGAGTTCATCAGAAATCTTGTAGTGGATGGAAGCATGAGATACCAAGACGTACTTGATCTTACATCCACTCAGATTTCGGCACTGTTGACCAAAGAAAGCACACCCCCAGGATTCATAAGCGAAGAGCAGAATAAAGAATTCATGAAAGAATAAATGCCAAACAAACCGTCTCCATACCCTAAATATCAATATACAAATCCGCTTTTGGAGGAAGTGATACCGGCTGTTACCAAAAACTGGCAGCCAGACTTAACGCAATTTGCGCTAGATTATTCTATGGATGGCATGGCGTCTTTGAATCAATCGTGGATTGCACCAAGGGATAAAAACCTTGCGCTTGCAATCCGCCAAATGCTTTCATGGAATAGAAATCTTTATAAAGGAGGGCTTGGTTATTCGGCAACAATATTTAACGACCACACGTATTTTCCTAAAGGTGGCATAACAGATCCAGCGTGCAGAAGGTTAGTGCCGGTGTCTGCCAAAGTTACGCCAATGCTTACAAATCAAACGCCTGAATTTATGGAAGGACACATGGGTGCTCCAATAAATGCATCTACCTACACCGCATGCGCTTTTCCTGCAATGCTTACAGATAAGTATAAAGTCGATATAACTTGGGCACCAGATGAGTTTACAAATACATTTGACATCCAGTACGCAAGAATAGAGATTGAGCCGTCTGTTCGTCTTGAATCAATTTCTGGAAACAACCTTGGAATCGTCTCGCTTGACGCTAAAGGAGACGCCAATAAAGATGGCAAAGTATTCAAAATATCTACCGGATTCCCAATCCGAGAAGCACAAATAATGATAAAAATAACTTATCCGTGGGTGTCAAAAGATTGGGACTTTCCTACAGTACCTGCCATAGAAAAAGCTGGCCCTATTGGAGATTGGTGGGGAAGACAGGACGTGGGACCGCCAATGGGAGTTCTTCCCCCTGGACAGTATTTAGGTACGGTCAACAATAAAGAGTTTCTAGGCTTCCCAAGGGGTAGAGTCCTTTATCAGTCAGCGGAAATGGTGGATCGGCAAAGTCCTGTCACTACAAGACTTGGATACCAGATAACACACGTTTTTCTTGTTCTTGCTGGTGCGTCTTGGAACTACTCAAGATACGAAGGTTGTATTGGTGAAAACGGATTTGTAGTGCAAACAAACGAAGGCCAAGAAAACGAATATTACTGGCCCTACGGAGCTACCGTAGCAATCACAAAAGACGGCAAAGTGTATCAAAATAACGGGAAGGCTATTTATCCATATATCCATAAAGATTTTGACAATCTACTATATTACGGTGGACCCGGTAACGCAAAAAATCCAGCAACTTTTTACAACGCATAACCACAAAGTGCAATGAGGATATACTATGGCTGGAAACGGTAATCTGAATTTAACCGGAGAATCGTTTGAAAAGCTAAAGAGCCTTATCGACGATCTTACAAAATCAGCCAATCAAGCAAAAGAAGCTATAGCCGGAATATTCAATTCTGGAAAAATAGGAAAAGATTGGTCAAAATCGTTAAACGATGCTGTCAAGGCATTGAATGGAGTTTCCAAAAAGAACTCGAATAAATCTTCTGATAGTAGTAAATCTAAAGATAAATCTGATGCCGCAAAAGCAGCGGCTAAATTAATTGAAAAAGCTGCCCGTGTCGATGCAAAATTGAAGGATGCTGCTGCAAAAGCAGCAGCTAAAGTAATCGCTCAAACGGCAAATGCGTCTGCTAAAGCAACAAAGCAAACGGCAAGCCTGTCTGCCAAAGCAACAAAGCAAGCGGCAAGCCTGTCTGCCAAAGCAACAAAGCAAGCGGCAAGTGCGTCTGCTAAAGCAACAACACAGGCAGCAAGCCTGTCTGCTAAAGTAACAAAGCAAGCGGCAAGTGCGTCTGCCAAAATAACAACACAGGCAGCAAGCCTGTCCGCTAAAGCAACGGCTCAATCTGCCAGTTCAGCAGCCAGAATGACAACGCAAGCGGCAAACTTGTCTTCCAGAATGACAAGGCAAGCGGCGAATACGTATGCAAGAGCAACGGCCCAAGCGTCGGCACAACAAGCCGCACAAGCAAGGGCAGCAGCCAGAATGACAACGCAAGCGGCAAATGCTTCTGCCAGAATAACAATTCAGGCGGCAAATGCGTCCGCAAGATTAACCAGCCAAGCGGCAAGAGCAAGAGCGGCACAGGTAATTGCTGCGGCAAGAGCAGCTAATGCTGCGGCTAAACCGGCTGCAACCAAAAAGTCGTTCTTGAATATGGGATTCATAGATAGGCTTGTTGAAGCGTCTGGATTAAAAGAAAAAATCCGTACCGCTAGATCAATGTTTTTTGGTGGACAAAGCGCAGGGCAACTATATAGAAACCAAAACGGAAAAGGTGGAGGTTTTGCCAACACGGGCGGAAACTTGTTTTCAAGGTATGGCGGCGCAGGTGCTTTAGGTGGAGTCCTTGGAAGATTCCGTATGTTTGAAAAACCGTTCCCAGGATCAGAAAGAAACCAGTTTGCACTTGGAGACAGCACGGCGGCATTTGCCAATATAATACATGGTGCTGGAATGACAGCAAAAGTTGCATTTTCCGGTTTAACTTCGGCGGCATCGTTGGCAGCAAAAGGATTGGTTTCTGTACCTGTAGGAATAGTATCGTTGCTCAATCCTGCTGTCGGCGCACTTCTTTCAAGCGTAAACGATATGTTTTTTGGTATATTTAACACACTATCAGCCGCTATATCAGGCGTTATAGGGTCTCTAACCAACCTTTCTACAGCACTTCTTGGATTTGCATCAAGAGCGGTTGAATCTGCATCAAAATTTACCGAAACCGTTAATGCTGCAAAAGTTGTAACAGGGGTTGAAACTGGCAACAAATTAAAAACAACTGCAATTGAACTTCAAAGAAATTACGGATTGTCGGCCATAGATAGTATGCGTGGCATGGGAAGAATTGCCGGAATGCTTGTCCAGCAAGGCGGGTTTACCCAAAAAGAAGCTGGAATCCAGTCCGAAGAAATAGCCAGACAGTTGGCTGACGTAGCATCTGTCAATAACAGAAACATAGAAGATCTTATGCGCGATATGATGTCCGGTCTTGCCGGACGATTTACGCCTATGAGAAAAAACATGATGGGATTTCAAGCTCCTGTTCTTGATATTATGGCCAAAAATAAAGGGATAGCAAATCCAAATCTTCGTACCGATTTAGTCGCAAGAACAAAAATGTTCATAGAGGAATTTACACGCCAAGCGGGACTGTTTGCAGGCGACTTAGCAAACACAAGGTTTGAATTTGCCAACCAGAAAAGGAAATTCCTTGGAGGATTTGAGGCACTTTTTATGTCTGTAGGCCAAATACTTGAGCCGTTTGCCAAAGTTGTGCTATTTGCTACAAATGATCTTATGGATCAATTGCTTTCAATAATAGAACCGTTCGCAGTTAATCCGTTCCAGACATTTAAAACGGAAATAGAAAGTTTTGCGTCGTATGTGTCTTACGCTAAAAACGTAATTATTTCTATGGTAAAACAAATATGGAGTTTAAGACAAGAGATTTTGGAGCTTGCCATAAACTTAGCAAATTTTGGATTGGAAATAACTAGGGCAGTTTTAAATATCACTTTGGCGGTACTTAATGGGGTATTTGCAATTACCGATGCGTTTGGCGGGATAGTCGCTACAAGCGAACTTCTTGCGTCCGCAATGCAAGGACTTTCCCGTTTGATTAATTCTCTTTCTGGTGGTCCGATGATGGGAGCGATAGTGGGAGGAATGGCGGCTCCGCTGTTGGCTCCACTGGTGGGTCCGGTGGGTCCACTGGTGGGTCCGCTGATTGGAGCGATGGTGGGAGGAGTGGGTAAACCAAATAAAAACAAGCCATTTGATCGTGTTGACGTTATGCAAAAAAAACTTATGGATAATCTTGGAAAGATTGATTTGGATATGAACGATGTGCGTGACTGGTTTAAAAACGCTGCGCCAGCGGCAGCAAAAGCGGGCAACGTAGCACCACAAGACCCCCTTGCGGCGGCAGGAAGAATGGTGCAATATTTTGATCCTGCGGCCTTTAGAGATGCCGTGCAAGAGAGAGAAATGGGCGTCCAGACAAGGATTGCAAATGCGGCAGAAAAAATACTTCTGGTTCTTGAAAAACCAGATCCATTACACCCAAAAATTGCAGGACCAATGGCTGTGCCTATCGGCCTTGGCGCGATGGGCGTGCTTGAAGGAATGAAACGAGTAGCTAAACCATGAGTAGCCAATTTCACTACGGCGAGCCGTTATCTGCAAGCAAGCTGAACAGCCATTCAGCTAAATTGGCAGAATATGTACCAGGCGGCCCGCCGGCATCAACTTCAAAAGTCGGATCAGCAACGGCTCAAGTCCAGTACAATATGACAAATACTGGGTTCTGGTTAAGAGCAACAGAAGAAGTCGGACCTACAACAACAACATATGGACCGGGGGCACAAACAAGAAAAACGTATTCGTATTCATGGGAAGCCATGTATTACGACGAAACCACTCAAAACTGGGTACGAGATGAATGTCATGGTGGTCATGAATCAGTAGACGCACTAATAAACTCTGATCCAACGCAAAAACTTATTGTTACTCAAGATACAGCATTTGACAACACGATAACTGCAGATAGGCCAAAAATAACACCGTATCACGCAATCAAAGACCCAGTTACGCACAAAATGGTTGTGGTGAACTCTGGTTTTAGTGGCGAAATCAAAGCTGATAACCTAGTTATTATGTTGCTTGGCACTTACAATGATTACAAAAATTGCCCAGGCGTACCACCAAAACCACCAACACATACGCAAACGGCAAACGCTACGGATTTTTGCAATGAGCCTTATGCGTGGTCCGCTTACGAGGTCTGCGAATATCAGTTCATCAAAAAATTTGACATGCGGAGTTATGGAAAATGGGCAGAAGAACTTAACGGCGGCACAGCAACAGCCATGCGTCGATTTTATCAACCATTTTTTGGGAACTCGACTTTATCTGCAAATTTGACGGAAAACACTACAACGAATTGTAAAGGGATTCGATTTCTTGGCTTTTCGTCGCAAGGTTCCCTGACCTGCACTTGCCCAGATTGGTTATCAAATGTTAAATGCTTTAAGTTTTCTGCAAAATTTGTGTCGCAACTTTTTGACAACCCAAATGATACTTGTCCAGTACAATTCTATACCGATATGGCTCCGTGGTGGGGCGTAACAACGTCTGCAACTGCATGTGATGCAGGTGGCTGTCTTTGGCAAGGCGAAATTGGGCCGTTTTCTATTTCAATGTTTTACGAACAAATACCAATTGGTGAAAATTCATGCATTTGGGGTCCAGAAGTTTTTGATCCGTGCAATCCGTGCGATGCGTTTGGCCGATTAATAATAAGTGTTAATAAAGGTTCAAATTCTGGCGGAAACACAAGCAATTGGTATTCAGGGTATACGTTCAACCAAAGTGTTATCCGAGGTCTTGTAGCTGACTGCACTAAAGGACCAATTCAGCTTTCGGTGTCAAACTATTGGTCGTCTTGTCCAAATGTATTTGAGTGGCTAAAGATTGAATGCTGTACGCAAGGTGAAATCAACGCATGCATAGCTCCAGAAGCCCCATGAGATGCCAATGCCAACAGCCTGGCCACTGCCCTATCCGTGGCATTCAAGTTTCGCCCTACGACATATCTGTTTGTGTGCCTTACAGTCCTTTACCAAGAGAGGTCAAGAAAATGCCTGTATCTTGCAAATGCTTGTCTGCCGGATATTGTAGCGTATTCGACAGGGAAATGTCTGAGTCAGAATGGAACGCATGCTGTAGGGCTATACACTCGGTCAAAGAAGATTATTACAAGTCTTGGTGCCGAGAAAAGCGTACAAAATCTGGAACAATCAGTGGATGCGTATTTAGCGATGGAGCCGCTCTTGATGAGTTTGGAAACCAAAAAACAAGGCGTACTTGTGGATGTGGCGGCTTGCGTACAATTGAGCCACTAATTACATGCTTGCACCCAAGTCATGAAGATCCAATGCCAGACAATTGCTACGAAAGATGTAACCACTTTTCTCCAATATGATTACGACCTGAAAATATGACCGTCTTCGAGTTTGTAACCATTCAATTCAGCAAACTTTTTCATTTTTTCCACGCTTTTGGAAACAATGCCCTGTGCCCGTGCTGACGATATGCCGCTTTGTATAGCAATATCTCTAAGTGTCTGTTTTTTACATCCAATCCCGTAATACTTACACAAAAACGACTTATATCTTTTGCTAAGACAGTCCATAAGGTCTTCAAGTCTTGAGTAGTCTACTGAATGAAAATCGTGTTCGTATGTTGAAGCCAAATTTTCAAAATCCCAATTGCTTGATACTGACATTTCATTTCGCTTTTTCCTGAATGAATGTCTCAATTCTGAAGTTATTGCGTGCTTTACATATTTGTAGGCATAGGTCGAAAACTTCCCCTTTTCAGGGTCAAATGATCTGGATGCCCTCACTACAGCCATTAACGCTATCGACTTGTAATCTTCGATATTACGTTTTGCCGAATCAGGAAGCCGAATCCTTTTGAGTGCAAAGAAAGCTATGGCTATATTGTCTTCCACTAAAGAGTTAAGCTCAGATTCTTCCACTTGTTACACCTTTTTGCAAGCAAATGATATGCTTTGGTATCTGTCAGCATCTCCGAATATCTCCATGTCTTGGAAAACATTTGGCGACAATCCAGTCATGATTGTACCAATAGTTACGAATAGTCGCCTTATCTCAAGATCCGCATGGATGCACGCTCTTTGCTCGATTATGTTTCTCCATGCCCTAAGATTACCGCTCATGACGATGTGGGTCTCTACGCAATTTGGCAGCAAAGATCTTGCGGCTTCTCTAGCTTTCTTTCTGGTATATGTAAGATCCTGACGGGTAGGGGTAGCTCCCGGATTATCTTTTACCCATTTATCTCCAACGATTGATACATACGATTTCACCGCAGATTCGTAATTATTTTTTGCAGTCCATACTGACTTAGAAAACTCATTGATAAATTCCGGCTTATCTACAATAAGGGGAGGCACAACAAAATTCATTTCTTTAGTGTCAACATATCTCTGGGATAGCTGAGAGAAGCCGGTACCGGCCCTGTGGCGGATCAGTTCATGTGTGAGGCTTCTGGACACACCTGTAATCAATAGAGTGACTACAGAGTGTTCCAGGACACTTCCATGACCAGACTGAAGGATGTGACCAATGTACGTTTTGTTTCCGCCAGGACGTGGATTGGCAAAAGACTGGTAGCATGTACGTCCAGCAATTTCTGGAATCAAATCAAGATCACTGGACTCAAAATCTGGTTCTGAAACACCTGTGTAGTTTTGTAACGCCTCGGTGTCATACAACTCAGATTTTGATACTACTGTAACTTCTGGTTTGTAAATGTATTGGCTCATATGTTCTCTCTTAGTTAGCAGTATAATTGTTGATTGGAATAGAAAACGACGGTTGCGATTTATCTTGCAAAACACGTATGACATCCATAGCGTGAATTTCTGCTAACGTCCTGTCAGCACACGCTTTGTGGCTTACAAGATCGACAAATTCCCCGTCTTCGTTTAGGCCCATCACCTGAGACACATAACAGTAATATCCAGGAACGGTCTCTGTCAACGATATCTTGATGCGGAATTTTTCATTCCCTATTGTCCAAACTTGTCCGTCAATTGTTGACCAGCGAAAACTCATTTTCAGACCCTTTGTTTTGAGAAACCTTGTCGTCATTTGGATCGTTTCGCCTTTTGATAGGTTTGGCGATTACCGCTTTTTCTATCGCTTGCTCGTCAGCCTTGAACCATTCGGAAGCCCCATCGTAAGTCCAATATTTCAAATCGGACTTTAAGCCGCTCCATTTACCGGATTCGATTGATCCGTTTTTTCCCATGTAGTAATTCACTTAGAATTACCAAGACGCTTGCCTATTTCTATGGACGCTTTTTCAAATGTCATATGTCTTGCTGTATGGGCATTTACGCCAAGAGACACAAGAAAGTTTAGCTGCCTGATCGAACATAGGCCCGACTCTTTACGCTCAAACATCGTTTTTATGATTCGACTGGCCTGTATTTTTGAAAGTTGTTGCGAGTCCGCAAAGCCAAACTTTTTAAGGAGATTGACTTGAGGAAGCGTAGCGTGTGCAGACAACGATTGACCTACCGAAAGAACACCAAGATTCTCAGCGGCCTGAAATGGATTGACTTCAACCCGCCTGTAGTTTAGATCCAGCTTTGCAACGGAAACAGAAAGCAGTTCGCGTTGTTTTTTTACCTCATTCTCTGCCCTTTCTATCGCGTCCCACAGATTCACCTCTTTTTCTTCCTTGGAAATCTTGTCAACAATCTTTTTGACATCAAAAGGAAGTTCGGCAAGAGAACTTGGCCCGATCAAGTCCATGTCTGTTGTGTGGTTGAAGTCGATAATCTTGGCAAATTTCTTGCCAGCAAACAGCCTGGTTGATCGTCCTACCTGCTGAGCGTAAACGATTCGGCTTTTGGTCGGACGAACGACAACACATTCTGTCGCCTTATCGTCAAAACCTTCGCCCAAAAGATTACAGTTTACAATCACTTGGAACTCAGCGGCCTGATAGCCACGGATGATATCAGATCTATCTTTGCAATCTCCGCTAACCCATTTAGATCTTACTCCAAGCTGATTCAAAGCAGACGACATAGCCATAGAACTTGCCACGCAAGGCATAAAGACCATCGTTTGAGCATTGCCTATTTCTTTCGTGATGGCATTGCTGAAAATTTCAATGAATGGCTGTATCGCTTTGCCAAGATCACCAAGATTGTAATCGCCGCCCTTGCCTATCGTCCTACAGTCTCTAAGATCAGCACCAACATTGATGCGGATAAACTTCAGCGGCGTCAAGAAAGGCCCTTCTTGATCGTGTATGGCGTCCCATAGGTTATAAGAATAGATGACTTCAGTAAAATGCTTTAGACTCTTTTTGTCGGATCGGTCTATTGTTGCCGTGATGCCAAGCCGCTTTGCCTTATGGAAATGCTCAAACACGGTCACATAAGTAGACGCTGATGCGTGATGGCATTCGTCAACAATAATCAGATCGAACTCGTCTTCTTTCCAGTTTTTTATCCTGGATGACATAGTTTGCACTGTGGCAACAACAACTTGGGCTGGATAAAGGGCGTCAGCACGCCACTTTCCTTGCTCTCTTCCTGTAGACAAACCGCTATTGTCAAAGCAGTTACAAGCTTGAGTAATAAGTTCGTGCCTGTGTGCCAAAACAAGAACTCGATTGACTTTGTTTTGCTGAAAGCACCTCCTTATAAGCTCTCCGGCCATTGGAGTTTTGCCGGTTCCGGTAGCCATCTGAAGAATTCCGCTCGGCATTTCCTTTTCGTAAAGCCAATCTATCGCTGCATCTACGGCTTTATTTTGGTAATGTCGCATGGTAAACAAAGAAGGCCCAATTGTGTCAAATAGCATAACCGTTCCCTTCACAATTTCGACAGTAACCTATGTCACCGGCTCCCGTGCCACGACATTTACTGCATACGTGCCACATCCTCGGAGACCTTACCAGCGGCTTGCAAAGACGTTTTTTCACAGGCGAATCCAATCCGCTGTCGTCTTCTATTACTTTTGCAGAAATCGTGTTCATCATGATCTTTACGTTCTTCCAGATTTTGTAGTCTTGTTCGATTTTTGCTCTCTGCTGACCAGAAAGCATGTTCCTGATTAGGCTGTAGGCCATTTCATCTGCATCGGGTGGTTCTGGTGCAGGAGAAACGACCTTGACCACAAGCGGAATATCGGGTGCATCATTCTCTGATTTACGGATAGCCGCTTGGATCATGGCGTTGTAATTCATTCAAATATCCAACCAATCAGAATGGGATGTCATCACCATCTTGAAAAGAACTTGAAGGAATTATCGCAGATTTTAAAGAACCTGGATCATTGGTCGCAGCTTTAGCCACGGCTTCACCAAGTCCGGTTTTTGGCTTTGGAACTCTTGGAACAGGAGGTGTCTTAAAGTCTTTAGACTTCTCGTATTCTGACCAGATCCAGTTTGGTGCATCGTTTGGACTGGATGTCCGATAGTCCCACTTTTCAGGCGTTACAGCAGGAGTAAGCACCGTATCGCAAGGCATTATATTGATAATGCTGTATTTAAGAGAACCGTCGGCTTTTGCTTTTTGGGTCGTCTGGATAAATACAGACCTTCCAAGAATATTGCCAACGGAATAAGCAGCCGCTTCGACTTCCGAAAGATCCCTACCTTCAATAGAATGAACCAGTTTCCGAAGGTTAGCTTTAGCACCCATAGACGCTGTGTAATCCTGATAGATCACAAAAGGCTTACCTTGAGAAGTTAGCGTATCAAGTTCAAACTTAAACTTGAGCGATCCATTCCACGTCTGGTAAAAGGAATTGAACTGACGGCCAATGTTGTAAATGCCCGTGATACATCCGCGATGCAACTTTGCAGGTGGAAGCTCACGATCATAAACACCCATTCCAATAACCAGTTCTTCATGGCTTGACATCTTATTTTCCTTCTGAGTAGATTTGCTTGATATGACTGATGCAGTCATGAACACTTGAAAACGCTCCAAGTGCAACGCACACATCAACTAACGACATTGTTCCGCACGTAGAAGACCATACTTGCCCAGTATCAGGACGAACAGAAGCCGAAGGCGTCTCGTCGTTTTCTCCCGGCCTGTGACATGGTATCCATCCACTGGCGTTTTGTTTATTACCAGCCAACCTAAGTCCGCACCGTTTAAGGAATTCTATCTTGTCTGGTATCGCATTTACACAATCCGAAAACAGACCAGAATTAGACCTGACAGGGAACGTCCACGGGTCGCGATTGGCAATTTCGGGAAAAGACTTATCTACTTCCCTATCAACGATTTCTTTCATGAGCCATCCAGGAGCATAAGCAATCCGTGATTGAAGCGGATTCAGCCCTGATTCAAACCTGTATCTCCTTCCATCAGTAAAACAACTTGGAGGGCATATCGCCATACATTTATCTCCAAGACATAAGACTTCTTCGTGCTTACCTACTCCTTTCCATAATTGGGTTTTCGGTATGCTTCTTTTCCACCAATCCGGTTGGCGGAAATACAAATGGAGTCCACCACCACCAGTCTTGACAGACCAAGTAGACGGCAATACTGGGTGAGACGTAAACCAGTCTGAAGCTTTAGACGGGTTATCAATGTCGATCACAATAAGCCTGTTTACGGTTCCGGTAGCCAAGGCGATATTGCAATCCATTCCAAGAATCATATCGAGAGGAACATGCTTGCCCCACCATTGAGAGGTTCGTATGATCGGTTTTTTTGCATCTTTTGACATTGGTATGCAACTCAAACCAAAGTCACCATAAAGCTTGGAAGCCCAAGCGTTTATCGAGTCTTTATGAGAAGTTGTGCTACTCATAGACGAAAATCTTTTCGAGTGACAAGTTTCATATTGTCACGGCGGATCCTGATATCTACTGGCGCGTCGATACCTATTCTTACCTTGTCTCTTTGGATATCAATAAGAGATATTGCAACCACAACCGGATTCCCGCTTTGGTCATAAGCGTCGATCATGAATTTCTCAGTCGCCTGCCGTGTTATCACCAGCATATTGAATTCCTTTCTGAGAACAGTTTTATATCCGTTTAAGATTGTGGCTGCTTGTCAAGGTTATCAAAAACAGACTTTAACGCTTCCTCGAACACCTGCAATGCAGTATTACCGCAAGCAACCCAACGCGCAGACAACGCCAAGCCTTGCTGCTTCCAGTCGGTACAAGTACCTGCTGGGATAAGCACTCCGTAAACTCCATTCACAAGATGGTGCAAAGGTATAGCGTATTTATCTGAATGACTCTTGAACCATGCGCCGCAATCAGAAGTTTTTGGCGGAACCTGTGGCGGAGCAATTGCGGTTTCTGGTTCTTTCGTATTGGCCTGTGGTGAACCAGGTTTTACATGCTTGCTTAACTGAAGGTTAATCTGAGACTCAACCGAATCAAGACAAAGGCTGTACATCTGATTGCGAACTTCGTCCAACTTCTCAGGAGAAGAAAGAAGACCAATATCAGTTACAAGTTCAACCGAACACTCGGCTCCAAAGGAACCAAAATTCGGTAGACCTACCTTTTTTGTAAGCCCCGTTCTTATAATGAACGTAGCATTATTATTCTGCATGATCCCGTCCTTTCGTGGATACATCTTTGTTTTTCGTTTCGCTTACCAACCCTTACGTTATTAATTTACTACCTTATTCCATGAAGTCAATAATTAAACTGTAAGATTTTTGTAAAAAGTCATAATGCTTTATTGTGCATATATTTGCGTAAACGATATTTCTAGTTGGAGCTTTATGAGAAGCAAAGACTAAATGTTGAAGTTGTTTACGCAGTTCGTAATGTCAGGCACATGATTTGGCCAAGAGTTTTTTATGGCCGGATTTTCTTTTGGCATTCTGCCTGATTCTAAAACCTCTATTGCAGATAAAATTTCTTTATGCGAAGCCGTATAAATAAACATAAGCCTTGATATTCCTTCAGCAAGAAGCCTTATTCTGGTCTGGTCGATTTCCTTTTGGCTTTTGTGCGCATCTCTTGATCTTCTCCCTGTAGACGCAATGTAGTCAGACGAATTGAGTGCTTTTCCAAGCGAGTCATCGGTACTCATAGAGTAACTCCTGTTCTTGAAATAGAAAGCCTTACAGAGCAAGGTTTTTCCCTGAATTCCTTCTCCAGTTCAGGGTACTTTAGCACTAGACGTTTTTCAGTAGGTTTGTTTGACGGTACGGTAGTCACATCGACCTTGTACAAATGATTTTCAACGTGTAAATCAGATGGCGAGCCAAGATCTTCTAAGATTTGTGTTTTAAGGTTTGACTTCTCGGCGGTCAGTTTTTTGATTTCAAGATCAATTTCAAGGTATCTTTGAAGTTTTGAATCTGGAAGAAAATCGCAATCAGACCTTTGCTTACGTGGTTCGACATCCGGTGGAATACGTTGTAAAACATTGTATGTCCAAAACTTAGTACATACTTCTATACATTCTTGCAGAAGATCAAAATGATCTTCGACCCTGATATGATAGTCGTGGTATTTTGCATCTTTTGTTGACCATACCGCAAGCCAGCCCTCAACAAACCCCGTAACCCAGCACTGCCAAAGAACTTGTATGATGTAGTAAATTGGCGGTGTTAAGTACAAGGGAGTCGTGATTGTTTTGGCTTCCACAGGTCCAACAGCAAGAAAACCACTATAAGCCACTCCGTCAAGTGTTGCTGATGCCCAGGCAAGACTTGGCTCGCAGTGATTTACGGCAAGCTGATAATTTCTTACATCCATCCCATGTTTTGCGGAAAACTCTGCTATTACGAACAGTTCATGGCGATTACCACGGGTCATCGAATCTGTTTGAAAAATGACTCCACCTGTGGAAACACCAGTTTTGTAATTGTAAACGTCAAGGATGTTTCCAAAAGGAGATAACCCCATGACTTTAGCAACTTCAGAAGCTCCAAGGCTTTTTATCCTTCGTGCGTGAAATTGTTCGTTTTCAGGCATGGTGCATTTCTGTTAAAGTCATGGGGAAGGGGTCGAACCTTCTGTACAGAATAGAGATCGGTATCCTGTATGCGTGCCTTTCGCCCCACGAAACAGCGGAATTGTACTCGCAAAACGCAGAGTGCAGGATTAGGCGTCCATGAGTGTGGCCGTTTTATTTCCTTCTTTCCACACTGCTAACAAACAGAATACGTAGAAAGTGACCACAAGTCAATGGTGAATTTGTGCTAAGATAGAAAAGTGAGCGCACAACTTTTGGATCAAAAAGGGCGAACGTGATAAAAAAAACCAAACCACACAAATCAACCAACGACAAAACCGCAACTGTTATAGATTGGAAAAAAGATGTAGACCTTGACGGAAAAGTGTTTTCTGGAAGAAGCGATGGACTGGACGCAAATAATGTTCCGTCTATTGAGGTTCTTGCGTCAACGCAGGCTCCTGTAAAGATTGATCCAAGGTTAAATTATGGGAGAGTCAAAGAAAGAATCGAAAAGCAATGGCCCAATTTGATTTTAGCCGCAAATAACGGCTACGAGTTTGCTTCGATGGCCAAGGCTATTGGTATTTCGCTGCGGGCAATGCAGATCTATTTACAAAGAAATCCTGAGCGAAAACGCGAACTTATCCAGGGTCGATTGAAGATTAGGGATGTGGCTATCGGGGTAATCCTTAATGCCGCAAATAAAGGAAACTGGATACCAGCCGCATGGCTTCTTGAACGACTTTACTGGCAAGAGTTTGCAAAACCTGAAGTAAGGTTGCAGTTACTTGACAGAGTGACAAATCTGACCGAAGTATCTCAGACATTTGGCGGAAAATCTCTCCAAGAAATCGGCAACGAATTAAGGGAAGTTCATGGCGAAAACCCAAATTACAAACGAAGAATTGAGCAGTCGCAGGTTTGCGCTTCAGAAAATGGAGCCAAACTGGATCATGGAAGAATCCAAAACGGTCAAGAAGAGGGTGAACCAAACTGAGTGGACTGTTCCTCAGATGCTGTTCTGGACTGACGAATCAAGGCAAAGGCTGTTTTGTGGTGGTGTTGGAGCAGGAAAAACCTACGCTGGATGCGTAGAGATTGTAAATCAGCCTCCAAACACACTTGGTATAGCCATAAGTCCTACTTACACAATGCTTAAAGATACGACACTAAGGACGTTTCTTGAACTTTATGAGGGTTCTGGACTTATTGTGTCGTTCAATAGGACTGATATGTCCATGATTCTGAAAGGAAATCGCACAGTTTTATGGAGATCGGCAGATAAACCTGAAAAGCTTCGCGGAATCAATGCGGGGTGGGCATGGATGGATGAAGCGGCCTTTTGCGAAGAGGAAGCGTACAATATTGTTTTGGGAAGATTGAGGCGTCAGCCTGGAAAGCTGTGGCTAACAACGACTCCAAACGGAAAGCAAAACTGGGTTTACAGAATTAGCCAAGGCCATGCCGTTTCTGTGACAAGGGCTTCAACCAGAACCAATCAGTTTAACCCAGAATTTTATATAACCCAAATGCTTTCGTCGTATGATCCCAAAAGGGCACTCCAAGAAATTGATGCTGAATTTGTGGACACCGACGGAGCATTAATGAAACGAGCCTGGTTTCAAAAATGGGAAGGCCCTGTCCCCGAAAGGTTGCAGTTATGCCGATCATGGGATTCGGCGGCTACTGAATCCGGTGGAGATTATACAGTCGGTATGCTTATGGCGAACGTGGTCGGAACCGACAAGATTATCATTACGGATATACTTAGAGGGCAGTATTCTGCGGACACTGTAGACACAATGATACGGACTTGCGCGGACACTGACGGCCAAAAAGTATCGGTAGTTCTTGAGCAAGAACCTGGCAGTGCCGGTAAAAGGCTCTTGACGCAACAGGTGAGGGCTTTGCACGGCCATAGGGTTCAATGGTACGCTTCTGGTCAAAAGAAGCTTGCAAGGGCTGTTCCGGTCGCAAGAGCAGCCGCACAAGGCAGAGTGTACTACCTTGAGGGCGAATGGAATGAAGCGTTTTTTACAGAGATTGAATCCTTCACTGGTACTGTTGTCGATGAACACGACGACCAAGTTGACGCAATGAGCCTTGGATTTACGCATCTTGAAGGAAACATGCGAAGGGTTATTGCTGTGTAATGAGTCTTAATCAGTGATATTGTGATATGAAAGTGCTATGCAAATAGCGTCAGACTCCCCATCGGTAAGATCGTCAAGTGAAGGGTATTTTTCTTTGCAATAAACGATTGAGCGTTTTTTGCCAAGTTTTTTGTCAATACCATCGAGAACTTTTTGCCAAGTTTTAGGCATGACGAATTCGTATGGTATTCCAAGCCCCGAAGATAACCCCTGCAAGATTCCAAAGCCTTGCCCGAAAGTAAACATTGACAAAACTCCCTGCTTAGGCATTGCGTGAACCCTTTCGATGACGATTGACGTTCCATGTGGAAGTGTTCGCCAATCTTCAAATATTTTTTTTATAGATTGGCAATCAATCACTTTTTTTGTACCGAATTTTACAACTGGCATTTCGTATGTCGCTAGGACATCGCGGTTTTTAACGATTGCAATTCCGCCAGATAAGCTGGGGTCAACTCCAATGATTATCATTCATCCACCGCCTTTCTTTGCTTGATTTCCATGATCCTTGGCATTCGTTCTCCTAGGTACTTCTCGACCCGGTACCAGCTTCGTCGCCAATGCCTAGCGGCTTCGACTTTATCTGCGGAGCTTGAGGATAAACTCGTAGCCTTGAGCTCATTGATGCTAGTGGTGTCGGCAACGTGTTGGAGCTTATTGCCTAGCTTATGGTATTCATTTGAGAGTTTATTGTCTTCTGTGCCATCTGCTTTGTCATAGCAGATTTCTGCTAGCTTGGATACGATGGTTTGTACGTCGTATTTGCCGATGAGTGTGTGTAGGTCTTGGTTTAGGCTTGGCATTCATCCACCGCCTTTCTTCGCTTGATTTCCTGATTCAAATACCATATCGCCTTTTCGATATCCTCAATCGCGTTACCCTTCAGGTCTGCTCGCCAAATATACTTCATTGCATTTCCAAGGTTGAAGCCCATGTGCTGGGTAATTTCAATGCACTCGACGCCTGACGGGTGGCTTGTGTAATGCTTCGGATGGTTGACCGGGTCATGTGGAATCGGCTCTGTTGTCCACTGAAACCTCAGATAATCATCGACTACGGCATTAAACTTTGCCGAAAGTTCGTCCAGTTCCTCTTTGCTCATGATATCGACCTCCAGTGTGTAGGTGTTTTGCCTAACTCATACGAAACAGGCTTTATCGCATGGTCTATGGTGTTCCAATAAGCAAATTTGGAATGATACCACTGCCAGGCTTCGGGGTATGGCGCGTAGCGTAAACCGAACATCTGCCCGCCGCCGCTGTCGGCATCCATGCAAACAACCACCGTCTGGCCCATCGGCGGCAATGTTGCCGGATCGTCCGTAATCTCGATCCATTCGCTCATGGTATCGACCTCCAGTGTGTGGGTGTTTTGCCGACCTCTTGTGACACTGGCCGAATGCATTTGCGGAAAATACACCAGTTTGCCGTTTTACAATAGCACCACTGCGGAACCTCCCACTGCCGGGCTTTAGAATATGACGCATAGCGAAATTCGAGCTCCTCACCGCCGCCGCTGTCGGCATTCATGCGGACAATCACCTCCTCCCCCACCTCCGGCAGCGTGGCCGGATCGTCTGTGATTTCAATCCATTTTCTCATACTGTTGGCCTCCAATGTGTAGGTGTTTTGCCTGTGCCATTAAGTATAGGTTGTATTGATTGACTAATATGGCTCCAATAGGCCGTATTGGAATGGAACCACTGCCAGGTGTCGGGGAACCGTGAATATTGCCAATTGAGGTCAAGCCGCCCATCACGCAATCCAAACATCTCACCGCTTCCGCTGTCGGCATTCATGCGGAGAATCACCGTCTGCCCTATTTCCGGCAGCGTTGCCGGATCGTCAGTAATTTCGATCCATGTGCTCATTCAACCGGCCTCCAGTGTGTAGGGGGGACAGGCCCAACTGGTCTTATATAGTCGCAGCACATGGACTTGTCGTACTTAGACCAAGCTGCCTTTGTCGAGTAATACCATTGCCAGTCGCTGCCGGTGCGGCGATAGTCTGGCCGAAGACCGAAGCACTCGCCCCCCTCGTTGCGTATTACGACGAGCCGGCTCAACTCCGGAAGCGTTGCGTGATCGTCTGTGATCTCGATCCACTCCGGCTTCGGCTTCGCTTGCATCAGGTTGTAAACGGTCAAGGCTGCGGCCTTAGCTTCGCCATGTGGCAAGCTGGCAATAAAATCAAGCGTTATCATCAGATCGGCCTCCAGTGTGTTGGTGTCATACTGTCTCGCGACCCGTATTTTCGGTCTTCAAAATCCCTCGATTTCCATTTTTTTATTTCCCGGTCCAAATGGTTTCCCCACATGGCCAAGAATCTGCGAGATTTACATTTGGCCAGCACCCAAATTCCGAATGTTGGCATAGTGGCCGGATCGTCAGTGATTTCGGTCCACACCGGTGACATCAGGTTGTATGTGGTCAACGCCGCAGCCTTGGCCTCGCCATGTGGCAAGCCGGCGATAAAATCAAGCGGTGTCATTTGTTGGCTCCTTGTTATCCTCAATCTTGTGGATCATGGCTAGTAGTAAAGTCGTTGGTATAGTGATCTTTTCGCGTTTGTGTTGTATCTGATAGGTTGCACAACGCTTCCATCCGTCAATAACTTCTGGTGTCAGAAGTTCTTTATCAAGCGGTGTCATTGTCGTCTCTCTTTATGTAGGTCGTAAACTGCCAATATCACGGCTGCAAACATACCGGCTGCCGCAGCTACAATACAATCAAGCGGTGTCATTGCACTTGGCCCTTCTTAAACTCGTGATACTTGGCGATTGCAAACGCTGAACGCTTGTCGCTCGCTCCCCGTAGCAGGTACAGCGGGTCGCCCTTCTTGCTGGACGGCCCGTAGATTGATTCTAAGCCGGCCCTGAGCGTTGCGTCGTTGAGCTTGCCGCCGGCGGTGATCCATTGGCCATATTCGCGGCGAGTGTACACGGCGAGCGTCAGGCCCTCATAGATGGCAACCCTTTTTAGTTCCCCAATAAAGTACATCGTCTGGATCGACGATTCACCAACCGGGCGGCCTTGACACGCAAACCCCTCGAGTGAAAATTCGTGAGGTTTTGCCCAAGGCGATTGCATGATTTTAACGAGTTCGGCGTTTTCGATCTTTTCCGCCATTTGGATGTTAAAGATTTTGCTCTGAGCGCATGCAATTATCATGCATATTCCGCTATGTGTGCTTCCGGGGTCGATTCCGGTAATTACCATTATTCTAACTCCTTGATATAAACAACAGGCCGCTTGGTAAGTTCGGCCTCAAGATCGGCAACCTTGGCCTCAAGGTTGATAATTTGCAATCCTGTATATTCAAGCGGTGTCATTTTCGTCTTTAATTCTTGTTTCTCGGGTCCTGTCCGTTCGTATTTGTCAAAATTTTTAATGAGATAGCAGGCGATCTCGTCAAAGTTCAAACTCAAAAGTTTGCCTGGTTGTAAATTGAAATTTACATACCATTGCGACTGGTAATCGAATATGAAACGGACGTACACGTCCCATTCAGACCACGTAATCTTGTAACCAGCCAGCGGCGTTAGTGTGCGAAGATAGTTGATAAAGTTATCTGCTGCTTTGCGTTCAAACGGTGTCATTGCAATCCGTCTCCAGACTAGTATCTATGGCAAGCCAAAGCATTGCGAGTTCGTAGATTTCTTTCACATTTTCGCCTTCTTTGGCTTGATCGCAAAGCAGGTAAAGGTACTTGGAGAGATGAGATCGCAACGATTTCAGATGTTTTGGCTGAATACGCACGAATTTTATTGGCTCAAGCGGTGGCGATACGCAATCGCAGCAATTTGTGCATAAGTTGCAGACCTTGCAAAGGTTGTAATCTCGGTGCTTGTGGCATTCCGGGCAGTTCACTTTGTCCTCAATTCTCGTTTCTCGTGTGCTGTCCGCTCGTATTTGTCAAAATCTTTAATGAGATAGCAAGCGTACTCGTCGAAGCTAAGGCTCAAGAGGCTTCTTGGATGTAAATCGAAAGTTACACACCATTCCGAAGTTACACACCATTCCGACTGGTAATCGAATCTGAAACGGGCGTTCAAGTCCCACTCAAACCACTTAATCTTGTAACAAGCCAGCCTCGGCAGTGCCGAAAGATAGTTGATAAAGTTATCTGCCGCTTCGCGTTCAAGCGGTGTCATTTTCGTCCTCAATTCTCGTTTCTTGTGTGCTGTCGTTGTATATCAATTTCTGCCATTTCGGCCAAATGTTTTTGGCAGTATTCGTCGAAATTGAACCCCCAATGTTTTTGGCAGTATTCGTCGAAAGTGTCGTATTCGCTTTGATAAAGCCGATTGATCCTGATTTTCATCAAGGCCGTTCCAACTTCGGCAAACACTTGCTTGCCTCGGTCAATAATGGTTTCGAGTTCGCTCAATGATTCAAAAATGACCGCAGGATTGACGGTATCAATTTTAGACTCATTCATTATTTATGTTCCAGTATTCGTTTGAGTGCCCTTGCCAAGGAACCGCAAGCTGCGACTCTTCAGCGTAAATTTCGTATCCGTTTTTGGTTGTGCAAACATGCACAAGTCTTTCAGGACGTGGCATTTGCATTACTTGTTTGGTGATCTCTGCATCGCTTAGGCTGGCCAAATCTGGATTATTGGCCCGTTGAATCGTTATATGGCTTGCAAGGTAAGCCAGATCAAGCTTACGTTTTGCAACCAAATATGGAGTCTGCATCCAAGGCGTCATCAGGAAGGAGTACATGGCTTTTTCACGGCCTAAGTCCTTCATTGGTATCAAGTTCGGCATTGTTTAGGATCCTTAAAAGTGTCCAAACTGGTAGCGTCAGTTAGATAAGTTCTGGCCGGACTTGGCGGCAAATCGGCTGTCGCCGCCAATTGGTTGCCAACGTGCTTTTTTTCCACCAGTTTGATAATACAACCGATTGGCTTGAATTTTCAAAAGGCAAGCCTTGTATTTTGCTTTGTATTTGAAGTAATCAGCAAGATTACTTTGACGCCGTTCTATTGAGCATTCGCCGTTAAATAAAGCCAAGTCAATCGACATGGTTGCAAGCATATGCAAGCCTCTTGCTCGTTCAAAATCGAATTCCTGAAAACCAGTCCATCTTTTGGGCTGGCGATTTGCCAAATCTTTTCGGCATGCTTTTTTTGGACTTGTGCTGGCTGTGGTGAATTGGATCATTGTGATTTTCCTACAGATAAAGCCTTCAACTCATCCATGCTGATCCCTTGAGAATTCAAGTAGCTCAGCCCAGAATACTTTGCTGTCACCATCCCTGAATATGCGTCCAAAGAGTTTCTGTTGCACCTAGAAAACTGCGGGTCGTCTCGTAAAGCTGCAACCATGAGCGCAATTTTTTGAGTCATATCTTTTATTAGACGATCTCTCTTGTCAATCATTGACTTTCCCCTTTATTCTTGCCTCAATAACGTCCCCGTGTTCAGTCAGGGCGAATCGTTTAAGGTGCTTTTTCTTGGATCCAAAGAAGTCAACTGTACGGGCAGTAAGGTCGATTTTGCACGTAAGAGTCTTTTTGGATAGGTTTGGGTAATACGTTTCAAGCCTTTTTTTTCCTTTGTCCTCGACCTTTTTAAGGAACGCTTCAAGTGGCGTCATTTCGAGAAACCGCCATTCTGCTTTCGACCACCAAAAGACCAGTCCGAACGAGTTTTTTTCGTGGAGTGGAATTTTTTGTAAAGTATGAAGCCAGTAAAGAGTTTACGATGGAATCCTGGGTAACGGGTCGGCCTTGGAATTCAAGGCTTCTATCGTTCTTAAAAACGGATGCCTCGATAGAAAGCATCGACGCAATCTCAGGAAGAATATGGAAAGTCAAAGATTTTCCATTTTTTGAGAGTCTTGGTCGAGACTCTTTAGGCAGTTTCACAAGCATCATTGGCTTGATTTCTTGAAACGGTTCTGGAGGAACGATTTCTGGATTGTCTAGCCACACTTCTTGCTTGATTGGCAAGATTTCCAAGTTATCAGTATCAACGGTTTCCATATCACACCTTTCGCTAGAGTCAAATATGGGTCAAGAATGAACCCAAGTAGTGTCGAATGCGGACTTTGCGTTCACAAGAAGCTGGCTGGCTGCACTCTTACTCATAAGGCTGAGTGCCTCGTGAAAGTTTTTGTGAATCCAGTTTTTTCCATCCCATGCAAACTCAAACTTGATATCCAACGGAACATAAACGACTTCAGGGCGATCTATATTCACCACGAAATCCTTTTGTTTCAGCCTCATGAGCATTTTCCTTATTGGTTGTTTTGCCTCGTCACATATTATTGATTCAAAAATTTTGAAAGTCAATAACGAGACTAGAAAAATTTTGTTTTTTGATGCCACTCATACTTGAAAATCGTCGGTTTCAAGTATGTGATTCCAAGTCCCAAGGAGTACCGATTTCAGCACTTCGCCGGCCTGGAGGCCATCCATGTGTTCTGTAATACGCTCCCAGTATCCTTCTCCTGCAGTCTTTGTCATCTTGAGATAGTGAAGAATCAGGTTTTTGTCGCCGCTATGAAAAGCAGCCAAAAATGTTTGTTTATCGGTCAAAGAGTAAATTAGCTGCTCCTTTGGTGTGTCGTTTATGCCTGGGTCGAACTGAATTTCGACGCATATTTTCTTCTTGGATATTTCCACGTCATCGGGACCAAAATATGCAAAGTCCCTTATTGAACCAAGGAAGTATTCAACAATTTGGGAATGCGTTCCGTTTATAGACGTTACGCAAGAATCTCCGTCGTGGTATTTTGCTGTTATTACGTTCATCGTTCTGGCTCCTGTTGGGTGTGTTGAAAGTTATAAGGTTCGGTCATAGCCATATATCGCCTGAAGTCGATTTTTGTAGGCGGCCAGTTCTTCGTAAGTTGCAGGATAGTCATACGTCGAAACGTATGGATAGAAGTTCATGCCTTGCTTCTTGTATCGGTTGCCAACTTTGTAGTGGTCTGCGTCATCAGACGCCGTCACTTCAAAATAGATCCAATGCTGATCGAGGCAGGGCCTTGTTGTTACACCTGTAATGCGGGCCGTGATAGCCACAGTTTTTACAAATTTGGCATGGCTGCCTGAAAAGATCGAAAACTTGGCGGTAAATGTGGTTCCGGTTACTGCATTCACTGTTCTGGCTCCTGGATTGATGATCTTTGGTGTGTTTCGAGGGTGTGAGTCAAGCAAACACGAAAACTCTATTTCTTTTATCTGTATGGGCTTGTGGGTTTTTGGGCTGAACGGAAAAGATGTTCAGTCAATCAACGGTCAAGCAATGGGATCATGCTTGGCTCGGTTCGTTGCATTCATGGTTTTGGCTCCTGCATAGTTTTATTGCCTGAAGAAACAGCGTTTTCAGTTCTTTGCCCGCTCTTTTTGTCAACTCTTCCCAAATCTCATCCGGTAAAATGAAATCAAGTGAAGTCAAGTCGAAATTTACGTTGGCCTTATCTTCTGTGTCGATGGTCAATTCGACCGCATCCCACCACCAAAATACACTTGTGGGGATATGCTTTATTGTTCGAGCCTTCAGGTTTACGTCAAATTCGGGATCAGATTTCATTCGCCTATAAACTCCTCTCCATCCACGGTCACACGGGTCCGGGCATCCGGGTTGCTGTCGTCAAGCAACAGTGTTTCAATCTTCATGGTTCTGGATCCTTGTAGTCAAACCTGTAAAAATTCAAGACTTGAACAGACCGCAATGTTTCATGCTTACATAAAACACGGTACATGAACAATCACCGCTTACAACTATCCCAATCTTTGCCAGTTCTTCCCGACACGCCTGGCGGTAAGCCAAGAAAGATAAAACGTCCTCCTTTTCGATGATGGATACGGCCATCTGAAGGAGTCGATTCGGCCTAATATCTAACCCTCGTGGGCTTCTAGGACAATCCGTGCATGATCGGGCAGCGGCAGCAAGCCTTGAAAGGCCCCTGGACGAGTGGGCGGTTGGCAGCATTCTATGGTCAAGTCCTTCGGCATTGTCTTTTATGGCTTGAACCCATAGAGGAAGCTTATTGCGGTCAAGAGCGTGATTGCCCATATATAGGAGTCCAACAACGGCGTCGCCGTCAATAGCGGCCCAAGCACGTCCACAGCCTCTGTAAAGGTCTGGTGAAACGCTGTAGCATGTTTCAATATTGGCTGTAGCCGTAGTCGTAGTCGTGGTCGTATCTGACATGGTTCTTATTCCTTGTTCCTTGTTTAACCGTCATGAGGCTTCTTGGTCAGTTGGTTCGGTGAAGTAGATGTCCATGAAGTCTACTCCTGCATTTGTAAGCGTCACATAAAAGTCTTGATCGTTATTTGGTGAAACCACCAATGTAGCGACCACTGATGCCCATGTGAGCCATATTGTCAGGCCGGACTTTGGACCGCCTGTTATCAAGGAGGCCATTTGTTTTGGTGTATTGCTAACCACCTTGCGGCCATATATGGCCGTTTTGTTGCTTACCATCAATCCGTGATTGGAAGCAAAGTAGTTGGTTCCTGGCGGCAGCATTCGGCGGAGTGCAGCGACCGAAATTCGGGTCTTTATAGGTCCTCGCATGATCTAAGATCCCTTTCTTTGTCTTTGTAAGCCCTTCTTGCGTCTTTTATGCTAAAATAGCCGTCATCGGTACGATTGCCCTCTTGCCATGCCGCGACGATATAGACGCCATTCCTGTAGAACAGTCTTACGCCAGTATTGGACACCTGAGCGTGGCCGGCTTTAAGGGCGGAGTCAGTAAGTTCGCCTGACTTTGTGAATGATTTATTGGTCCGTTTCATAATGGCTCACCTTTTTCTATCCGCAATCAAGCGGATTTTGTTACCAAACGTAGGCTTTTCTTGGGGGTCAAATTGTGATATGCGAAAGCGGTCGTAACCGTTTTCTGCGGCCCACTTTGTGGCCTTGTCGATGACGTTGGCGTTTGTTGTGATGATTTCTTCCTGCCAGTCTTCGTTGTCGATCTTGACGGCATAGAGTATCGTCTCGATTTTGGAATTCATGACGACTCACCCAAGACAAAACACTTCGCCGCTGTCGCCGCCTCAAAATGGTCAGTATAAAACTGTCGCGCAACTTCGCCGCCTGACTCAACATCAACGAATCTCACGTCGATTTTCACTTGCCCGTGCTTGCGGGTCAGCGTTGCCCGCAGGCCGCCGTCACCGTCTTCGTCGTGCTCAAAAATCTCGATATCTGAATTTTTTGTTTGCCGTTTTGTGTGGATCATTGAACTATCTCCCTAAAAAGCGGTGAAAACCGGGCGCAACATACTTGGCAAGTCGTTCTGCTGTCATGATGGTCCACCTTTTTGGTTGTTGAATTCAAATCCGTAAGAAGTCAATCTTTCGATTTTCTCCTCTTGCGTTAAAGGGCTTGGCGATGGGTTGTGTTCTGTAACCAAAGCCAAGCATTTGGAGCATTGCACTCCCTCGCTTACTAGTACTAGATCCCACACTGTACACGGTACTGGCGATTTTATTTTGTTGTGTGGCCTGTAAATCGTCGCGGAGTCTTCGGACTTTGTGCAATCGTTGGTAGCTGTGCGTTTCATTTTTTCACCCATTCTTCCTCGGCTTGAATGATATCGGTTTCCGTCCAGTATTTGGCCGTTTTTAGCAATCGCCTGTGTTCTGCCGGCGTTATTTGAATCTCAAGCGGATAAGCACCAGTGACGGCTGTTATGAGTTCAACCAGTTTAGGCCGGTTGTAAGAGTCGTTGATAATTATCGGGGTCTTGTAAGGCTCAACCAGAGGACACCCATCGGACCACCCTTGGCAGCAAACCATTACTGCCCATAGTGTTCGGGAGTTTCCGTTTACATCGTTCTTTGTTCTAAATCGGCAAATCATGATTGAGCCTTTTCAAAAGCTGGATAACACATCAAATTCCTATGGACAGGCGTATATATTATCGCAGCCCATTTGCCAGGATTCTTCAGAAAAGCTTCCAAGGCCAATCTACTGCCGTATCGCTTTACTCGATAATCACCAAAAAGGAATTCAGGCGTTTTAATTGCGATAAGATTGGCGTCGGGCCTCTCTTGCAATTCGGAGATTCTGCCCAAGCTAATATACTTAGGCAGTGCTGTGGTTTTCATACTCTGTCCCCCTGTTTGTTACGTGTTAATGGATCAGGACGTTATGTTGCGAAGGGTGGCCCATGCATTCAAGGCGGCTCTGTTCCAGAAGATTCTCGCTCTTTCGAGTGCTGACGTTCCAGCACATGCCCACAAATCCAAGCCCCCGCAATCTTTGACTTGGTCACGGAAGCAAAATGACCTTATTTCACGAAAATCGGTCGAATTCTTGTGGAATTCTTGTGGCGGTGAACTTCCGCCCGTCCATGCTGTCAATGCAAATCTGTTTATGTCGTTCTTGAGTGAATCGCGGCTCATGATGGAATCCTTTGTTTGTTGCTTCTTTGAGTGCCTGGTTGACACTCTTGTTTCTGTTCCCTTCGTCCCACACCAATAGATTAGCACAGAACGAACAGGAGTCAACAACAAAAGAATATATATTTTTATAAATTGTATGGAAAGTTATAAACGGTATGGGATTAAAACTTGTGGACAAATTTTGGAATCCGTGTTAAAGTGGTAAGTGGCCAGAACGGACCCAGGTTGACCCCTATCACCTGCCTTACCGATTCTGGCTTGACGTAACTACAATCGGGTACAGACTTTCGGTCGATATCCGGTACGTTGCGTAACAGAGGTACGATAAGAGCCTGAAAGGGCACACCTAGACGCGAAATGGATCGCATACTGTTACGCAGCGGTGAGATAGGGGAAATGGCTTTTGAGAGTTGGATCACTGAACACAGACGAGATTCGCCAAGGCGGATCAGAATTTTGTGAAGCCTACAAACATAGCCCCCCATTTGGGCCACTTGGTCAGACCACCAGTAGGCGAGAGGTGAGGAATAGTGCTTGAGGGAAAAGGGTTTAACAAACCCGAGCGAGTTAGTCGCATCAAGCAGGGTTACAGTGGTGGTCATCCCGTATCCGCAAGTGGTTGACGCCAACAATTGAATCGCGGCTCTGTTTAAACCTAACAACCGCGCCCGTGCATGGCCCCCAAAGGGCGAAATCAGTCAACGACAGCAGATACCAGACCTTCCCCATCTCGCAGCGTAAAGTCAGTGGAACAAACGGTTTGATCCACAGGCACACATGCACGGGATAAAGGTTGTTGCTTGACTTTTCGTAAAACAGTTGTAAAACCTACAGTGGACGTTAGTACATTACTTTAGTGGCAATTTTGGTGTCCATTTTAGGACCAACCAGCGGACACCACCAGATGACCAACCAGCGGACCAACCAGCGGACACCACCAGATGACCAACCAGCGGACCAACCAGCGGA